TTATGCAGAAACCCATGAAGTTTGGTTTGGAAGTGCTCATGCCAGAACAATGTCTGCTCAATATGGAGCACAGGTCAAATTATGTGCATGTCATCATAGAGATCAAAAGATAGGAGTGCATCACAACAAGGACTTTGATACTTCTTTAAAGGCTGCACATCAAAAAAGAATTGAGGATGAAGGTATGTCTAGATCAGAATTTATTGATATATTTCGTAAAAGTGAACTATAGCTGCCTGGGTGTTTATCATGAAGGTTCGAATCCTTCCCGGCTACTAACAAAATGGGCCTTTTGGCTCTCCCTTCAAACCTCTTATTAAATAAGTCCTTACAATTTTTAAGATGGCCCATTTTGTTATTACTATCAATAGCTTCAAAAGTAATTAAGAACCTAATGGATATCCATAAGTATATCCACTTGTATATCCACATGGATATACAAGACAAATAAGTATATCCATATGGATATACAAAACAATAAAAAGCCTGTGGGAGGTAGAAAGATGGAGTATGCAATAACGGTTGATCCTGGCAAGGATACAACAAAATGTATTTCCAGAACGTTTGGAAAGACATGCGACAATAGAACGAGTTTCACAACAAAATTCTATGATCTTAATAATGGTGATGTAGAGATTCAAGGAAATTCTAGCCATGTAATCTATGATGGAGAAGAGATCATCATAGGCGAACAAGGAGAAATATTTGACACTACAACCTCTAAAACAACTATCTTACATAAGATAGCTATTTTTACTGCAATTTCTAGGGTTATCGAATCTGATGATCCAAACCCAGTCATAACGCTTACTGTAGGTTGTCCTACTACGATCTACAAAAACAAAGTTTCAAAGGAATCTTACCGGGAATTTATAAAACTAAACCCTAATATCATTGTCGATGGCAAACATTATTCATTTGAATTTAAAAAAATAATTATCAAATGCGAAGGTTCAGGCATCGTTTATCTTAAGCCGGAGATTTTTACATCTCAAAGGGTTGCAGTCTTAGATATTGGCGGTAGAAATATGAATTTCGGTATCTATGACAATAGAATTCCAGTACCCAGTACGCTATTTAGCAATAATTTTGGTGGCACTAAGCTGCAGAGCTTGGTCCAGGAAGAATTAAACATCTTACTTGGAATTGACTGTGACATTGAGACAGCTAAGTCAGCAATTGAATTTGGTGGAATCTTTATCAATGGCAAACTTAACAATGACAGTGCTTTTATAGTGTCAGATCAGATAGAAAAGTATATTGATCAGTACATTATTAAGCCAATTGAAGAGAAGAACATATCGATTAACTTTATTCCGGTTATGGCCATTGGTGGGACAAGCAGCCTTATCATTGATCAACTTAAAGAGCGAATACCACAAATAATTATACCGTCATTCTCTGCTGATTTAGAGGACTTCCAGTGGGCTAATGTCAAAGGATTTGATGTTGTATGTAAAGTAAAAGCTGGAATGATCAATGGCTAAAGATAGGCCTCAAAAACTGCTTAAGTTTAAGATTGAGAACATTGATGTCTATAATCTTTTATGTGACAAAGATAATTATAGCCAATATATTTGTGATGCTGTTAGGTTTTATGAAATGTACTCACAATCTATAACCGAGGGCATAAAATCAGATTCAAACACTGATATTTTTAAAGACATCCATGACAAATTACTGCAAATTGAGGATGCAATCAATAATATTTCTAGTGCTGCATCTAGAAACAAAATAGTAGTGGATAAGCAACTAATCAACCAAATTCTGAACGAGGATGATTAACAAAGAAGGTGTGAAGTTTGTCAAATAAATTGCCATTATGTAGTTGTAAAAGTTGTGGATATACTACCTGGTGTTTGCCAAGCTTCACAACTGGTATTTGTCATAAATGCGGGGGTACCGTTACAAATAATGAAACAGAAAATGGGAAGGTGAAACAATGACAGAAGAGAGTAAAAGCCCAAATTACTACGCAATTTTGACAGCTGATGTGAGATACAATAATAAATTAAAGCCATCAGAAAAACTGCTATATGCTGAAATTACTGCATTGACCAGTGAGCAAGGTTTCTGCTGGGCAACAAATGATTATTTTGCTGAATTATATAATGTCACTGATGTTGCAGTATCAAGATGGATTAAGGCATTAGAGAAACATGGATTTTTAAGAATTGAGTATGACCGGAACGGTACTTATGTTACTCAAAGAAGACTTTATCCATTAACCAAAATGTTAATGGCCATTAACCAAAATGTTAACGGTACCGTTAACCAAAAAGTTAATGGAGCCGTTAACCAAAAAGTTAAAGAGAATAATCTTATACTTAATAATCTTATTATTAATAATAAAGATATATATATCAACATCATAAATGAGTACAACAATATTTGTGGAGATCAATTACCAAAGGTACTGATATTCAGTGAAAAAAGATTTAAAAAAATTGAAAGTCTTAAAAAATCCGTTAAGGATATTGATTTTAACTTATTATTTAATAAAACATCTAGAAGCAGCTTTCTAACTGGATCATCAGGATGGAAATGTAATTTTGATTGGTTAATGAACCCGACTAATGCTATTAAGGTTTTAGAGGATAATTACAAAGATACACCTAGAGGCGGTGAAAAATATCATGACAAGAGTCCAGGAAGAGATAGACAAACAGATAACTCAGTTATTAGAGAAGGCCGAGAAGGCAAAACAATTAGTCAAAGAGCAGAAGAAATTATGCGATCAGGACCAGGACCAGTTGGAGACATCAAGTGTGAATTTTAAATGTCCTATTTGCAAAGATGTTGGAGCTATCTTATACAAGGTAACAGATAAATTTGGGCATGAGTATGATTATGCTGATCCGTGTGCTTGTAGGGATAAAAATTTAAAGGATTGCAGATTGTTATTTGCTAATATTCCTGAGGAATTTAAAGATTTGACAATAAATAGTTTTGAAACTGATATATATAGATTTCATAAGTTTGAAGCAGTTAAAGCAAAAAAGGCATGTGTCAATTACATAAATAATTTTACTGAAATGAAGTCCCTTGGAAAAGGTCTATATCTTTATAGCATAACTAAGGGAAGTGGTAAAACCAGAATGTCAGCAAGTATAGTAAATGCAATTATAAACTTTACCAATACTCCGGCAAGGTTTGCTAACTCCATTAGAATTTTTGAAGAAATAATCAGAACGTACAATGACGACTCTGCAGATAAAAATATTCTTAGTGACCTGCAAACGATTGATGTTCTAGTTATTGATGATATTGGGACTGAAAGACAAAAGCCATTTGTGGATGAAAAGTTTTATTCGATTTTGAATGAAAGACTGATCAATAAAAAAATAACAATTTTTACTTCAAACTGTCCCATTGAAGAATTAGAAATTGACGAAAGAATTGTAAACCGTATTCAATCGATGGCTATTCCAATAAAATTTCCAGAAGAGAGTATTAGATCTAATCTAGCCGAAATTGAAAATGCGGATATTCTACAAACAAAATTATTAATTTGACGGAGGAAAGTGTATGGCACTAAGTTGGGTAAGCGCTCATGAATGGTCCGAACAACACACAATATACACTGATAAAGAATTATTGAAACCAAATGGAAAAGAAATAGAAAAAGTTAAAAAAGAGGTAGAAGAAGAAACTGAAAGATATAATTTTAAGCAAAAGGAATTAGACAATATTTTAAATCATTGCAAAAAAAAGTTGATCAATTTTTGCTTAGTGAATATCAATGTAAAATTTAAAATGCTTGAAGTAACAAAAGACTTCCCAGAGGTTAAATCATTTCACTATAAAAGGCTTTTTGAATTAGCAAGAAGGGAATTAGAGTTAAAAGGTTATACGTTATCAAAGTATGGAAAATTATGGTACATGTGTACGAAAGGGTGATAGGATGATTTATTTATATGATCCCATATCAAATACTAAAAAACAAAGCAGCTACGACCTAATTAGTGGAATAACAGGGCAGAGTAAAAAAAGCTTAATGTCTTATAAATGTAAGGGACTAAAGATTAAATCTATTAACGCTTATATTATCGATGAATGTTTTACAAGAAAACAAAGATATGGTCTTATGCTGAAAGAAAAACCTGATTTAGAGATATGGAAAACAATTAGAGATTATGAAAATTATCAAATTAGTAATTATGGCAGAGTAAGACATGTTTTAAAAAACAATAAATTTAAATTAATGATGCCAGCAGTGAAAGATGACAAATGGCTGACTATTAGTTTAATTGCAAATAAAAAAAGAGTACAAAAATGTATTCACAAGCTTGTATCAGATGCGTTTTTAACTATAGTGCCAGGTAAATGTATAGTACATAAAGACGGTAATTTGTATAACAACCGGGATGATAATTTTATTCAGCTAACAAGAAAAGAATTGGGATTAAAATTTGGAGCTTTAGCATCAGGAATATCAGTTATTAAATTAGATTCTAAAACACTAGAAGAACTTGACTGCTATTCAAGTATGGCCGAAGCAGGAAGAGAAAATTATCTTCATAGAGAAACTATTAGGCTATGCGTAAAGGGAACGCTAAAAACAGCCGGAGGGTATAAATGGATTGTCGATGAAGAATTTGCAAAGGCAAGGTGATAAGAATGTGTACAGAAAGCGATCATGCTAAAAAACGCATGAAAGAAAGATTAGGTACCAATAAACAGGCAGCACATAGAATTGCAGTAAATGCTTTAAACAAAGGCATTACGCATAGTGACACCAGTGGAAGTTTAAAAAGGTTTATGGATGCACTTTTCTTGTCACATAGAACTGCTTCAAATATGAGAATTTATAATAATGCAGTATTCATTTTTGATAAGATGGAGCACCTGATTACAGTTATTCCGGTTCCAGGCAAGTATTATAAATCTGTTAAAAAAATTAATGACAGCAAAAAGGATGTGATCGCTTGAATTTAAGAATCAATAAGCAGTTCAATATTAGAAAAGGCACTATGAATTTTATTCTGGAAGAGGTAAGCACAGACAAAGATAAAAAAGAGCACTTTACGATCATAGGATATTTTAAAACATTGGACAGGCTCTATAACAAATTGGCAGCAGGAAGGAGAATCACAAACATGACATACGGAGAATTAATGGTGAATCCTAAAAACGGAATATATAAGACAGATGATGATACATATGTAATTGTAGACGGTGCAAAGGTAACACATAGTCCATTTAGAAAGTCAATTAAGGATGATGAAATACTGGAAAAGATTGAACTTAAAGAAGAAAGTTCAAATCAATATGTTTGGAATCATGTTGATGATGAAGAATAGAAAACACATGTAGAAGAAGGTGGATGACCAATGCAAGGGCTGCTAAATTTTGCAGAAGTAGAAGATGAAATAGAAGATAGCAAAAGATTAGATGAACTAAATGAATGGAAGAAAAAGAAAAGTGAAAGTAGAGCTAAGTTTGTTGCAATGCAAAGGCTTCCATATGAAGTTAAAATAAAGCGAGCCGAACTTAGAGCAAAAGAATTTGAAGCAGAGATGTATAAGCGTGGGCATAATTGCCATGTAAGCGTGGGTGGCCTAGATAGCATCACATTATATCTATTTCTTCAGAACATTGGAATTAAAGTGCCTGCAATATCAGTTTCTGCAGTAGAAGATAAGAGCATTCAAAGAATCCATGAAAAGTTATGCATAGAACGTGTGGCATCATATAAATCAAAAATTGAAGTTCTGAATAATATAGGCTTTCCAGTAATAAGTAAAAAAATGGCAGGAAGGATTGACTTATTGCAAAACCCTACAGAGAAGAACAAGACAGTTAGAAACGCAATTATTACCGGATCCTGTGGAGAGCTAGGCCACTTTGCTAAAAATAGCAGTATGAAACTACCAAAAAGGTGGTTGAACTTATTTGCAGGAATGGCAAATGAAGAGTACGGCACAAATTATATGCAAGCGCCTTTTAAAGTATCAAACAAGTGCTGCTATTACCTTAAAGAAAAACCTTGTGACGATTGGGCTAGAGAACATAATAGTTATCCTTATCTTGGCATGATGGCATCAGAAGGTGGTCAAAGAGAAGAATCCCTTATGGATAATGGATGTAATTATTACGGAAAGACTGTTATGAGAAGTGCTCCATTTGCACCTTTTTTAAGACAAGATATATTGCAACTAGCGCTTGATCTAAACGTCCCAATACCAGAAATTTATGGGGAAATAGTAAGAGATCCTAATGGACAATTAAGAACCACCAGGGCACAACGTACAGGCTGCTCAATGTGTGGATTTGGAATACATATGGAAGAACGTCCACATAGATTTGATAGACTACGAGAGGACAACCCAAAAGAATGGGAATTTTGGATGTATAGTTGTTGCACTGACAAGATATCAGGTGAAAAGTATGGATGGGGTAAAGTCTTAGATTATATTGGTGTTGACTGGGAAGATGACTGGAACAGAAATGAGCAAATGACACTATTTTAAATTGGATTAGAAAACATGCGCAAAGTAAGGAGAAAGTGAAAATATGAAACATATAATCGAGGATGCAAAGAAAAATACAGAAAGTGTACTTATTAAACAGATTAACGAAGCTCTTATTGCTGCAAAAAACAAAGAGTATCAGAATTGTTTTGATATTCTAACAGAAGCACAAAGATTAGCGAATGAAATAACTACCTATGACTATCTGATCAGCGAAGCTGATAATGGAAATAATTGCGCTAATTGTGAGATGCGTGATAATACCGGATGTTTTCTTAATGGCCCATGTCCAAACAGTAAAACAAATTAGAAAACTATTGAGAAGGAGTGAAATCTTTGAATAAAACAAAAATCGACTGGTGCGACATGACGTTTAATCCAGTAACAGGCTGCCTACATGGATGCGAATATTGTTACGCAAGGGGAATTGCAAATAGATTCGGATTATCCTTTGCGCCTAGGCTAGATGAAGTTGATGGAGCCAAATACGATAGTGAAGAAGGACTAGACACCATGTTAGAACTTAATAAACCATATTATAAGGACGGTCGTATGCAACCTTATCCAATGGCATTTTTACCAACATTTCATAAATACAGACTAGATGAACCTAAGTTAAAAACAAAATCACAAAAGATATTTGTTGGTAGCATGACGGATTTGTTTGGTGAATGGGTTCCCGATGAATGGATTAAAGAAGTATATGATAAATGTAAAAAAGCAGACCACCATACATATTTATTTTTATCAAAAAATCCTAAAAGGTACAAATTAATTAATAGAAATGAACTTGATTACAGATGTAATATGTGGTTTGGAACATCAGCAACAGAATCTAAAAGTTTTTTAAAAAATAGTTGTGAGTTATTTACAGCAACTACATACAGTAAGAACGTTAGTGCAAATAGATTTATTAGCATAGAGCCATTATTAGAAGAAGTAAATGGAGTGATTTTAGAGCTAAATATTAGGTTTTATGACTGGGTAATCATAGGAGCTGAAACAGGCAATCGAAAGTGTAAAGTTATACCAAAACGAGAATGGATTGATAGCATAGTAGAACAATGTAAGGCAGCTAATATTCCTGTGTTTATGAAGGAAAGCTTAAGAGAGTTAATGGGAAATGATTTTATTCAAGCGTTTCCAGACAATATGATTAATAAGCAATAGTTACAATTTAGAAAATAGAAAACTATTCAGCAGTATGCTGAGAAAGGAAATTAATTATGAAAAAAGTATTTTTAGGTGGCACTTGTAATGGAAGCAAATGGAGAGATGAGTTAATTAAGTTGATAATTATTGATTATTTTAACCCAGTAGTAGAGGATTGGACACCAGAATGTATGGCAGAAGAAATAAGACAAAGAGAAAATTGCGATTATGTACTATATGTTATTACCCCCAAGATGACGGGTGTTTATGCTATTGCAGAGGTAATTGATGATAGTAACAAGCGTCCCGAACTAACAATATTTTGTTGGCTACCAAATGATGAAACCGAAACATTTACAAATGGCCAAAAGAAGTCGTTAAGTCAAGTTGAGACAATGGTGCTCGACAATGGTGCGAGGGTATTTAGGTCATTAGAAAATGTCGCAGGATTTTTAAATAGAGAATAGTCCGAAATTTAGAAAATCGAAAACAAGTGAAAAAGAAGGTGTATTGATTTGTCAATTAAGCATATGTGTGCAGACATTCGAGGAATGTTGAATAACAACAATAGAAAAGGTTCATTGAAAAATGTTTTTACTGACGATAATGGCAGGAAATTAACGGATGAAGAAGCCAGAAACTATCTGTATGATTGCCTTGCGAAGGGTTGGAAGGTAATACCTTTTGGAGAATGTGACAACTTCGATTATCAAACAGGATGTAAAGGCCATAGTAACTAACAGCCTTAAAGGAGAAAACAAGTGTGAAGGAAGGTTGATTATGAAATTAACAAATGAAGAATTGATTCAAGCATTAAAAGTTGTCTGCTATGACATTGAAAATCAAGAGTATCCAGTTGGGCTAACTATGATAGATTACTTTAATTACTATGCAAATATTGGCAGAGACATTGTTAAAACTAACGAGCAATAGTACGATTATACGAGGTATGAATATGAAATAATTATCATTATTTGAATCATTTAAGGTACTAATAAAAATTGACAAACTTGATGGGTATATTTATCTTTGTCCCAGGTGCAAGACTTATGTATGCGGTGGAACAATTTGCTCTAAGTGTGAAAGCTTTTTAGACTGGTCAAAGCCTTCTATACCGTATTCTGGAAAGCATAATGAAGGATAGAATAAGTTTGTAAAATAGATTGGGGGTTAGGTTGATGGCTAGAAAGTTCACAATAAAGCAATTTGAAAAAATTGAAAATATGCTTAAAGAATATACGTTCAAACAAGACATGATCATTCAAGACATTAGGACCTTGGACGAGTATTATGGATTAAAAGGTGTTAATTATGATAAAGTTATAATTAACCCTACTAACAAATTTAACTCTGACGTTGAAAATCAGATGATGAGCAAAGTTTCAATTGAAAATAGATTAAGTGATAATAAGGAGTTCATCAGAAGATTAGATTCAGCTCTTAGCATGTTAAGTGCTGAAGATAAACAAATAATCGAAGAGTATTACATAAAGGATACAGGCTGGTTCTCTGTTGAAAGAAGAATGAATTCGAGTAAACGAAGGTGTCAAAGAAAAAGAGATCTCGCTATCATAAGAATATATGAAGTTTTGTATGGTGAGAAGGTCGACAAGAAGACAGGTAACACTCAATTATCATTAGAAATAATGAAATAGGTGTCACAATTATGTCACAATCATGGCACAATATGTCGTAAAATACATGATATAATTATATTGTGAAAGTTTACTTTTGTAAGCCGAAACTACCCCCCACGGTTTTTTCCTCCTAAAAAGCACTTAATGAAAATTAGGTGCTTTTTTAACCATTTTATTAAGAAAAGTGTAAGGTAAAAAAGTTGTTTGACATAATAGACGAAATGTAAAAAAAATACTTTCGTACCTAATTTAAAAAATAAGGTCTTTAAAGCCATATAGATCATGACGTTAAAGATAATTTTGGTTGTTTTACATAATCTTCGATATGTAAAAGGATTTCGTTAACGCTTTAACAATCTTATGTCTACAACGAGTAATTTTTACTATATTTTTGGGGGTTAAATACATGAAAAAAGCTATTGATTTTATAGATGAATTTGAACGTAAATTAATCGAAAAGAAGAGTGTCAATACAATAGATGCATACATAAGAAACATCAAACACTTCATCAAATATTTAGAAGAGCAGGACACACAATTTGATGATCTGATAAATGATGATGTTATTGAATACGTTGAGTATCTTCTTACTGAACCAAACCCAAGAACTGGTAAACCATTGTCACCAAAATCGATTAATAGTAAGCTGATCAGCATAAATAAGTACGTAAACTATCTAAATGCTAATCAGGAATATGAAAATAGAATTTATGTAGAAATAGAAACGCTTAGCGTCCAGGAACAATGGTACCTGGATAACCTTCTGGAATATAGCCAATATCTACGAATGCTCAAAAGGGCCAAAGATGATGATAATGAAATGGAATATATGATGTTTAAATCACTATACCATACAGGCGTGAGGGTATCTGAGCTTATAAAAATGAAACCATGTCATATTGTAGCGGATGATCTAAACATAATAAATGGAAAAGGAAGAAAATCAAGAAAGATCATATTGTCAGATGAGATTATTGAAGAGTTGCTTCAATACATCAAAAAGAATGATATTAAGGACAATGAGTGTATATTTGATATGACTAGACAGAATGTTGATTATCACATCAAACGAGTAGCTGGTAAGTGCAGAATAAGCCTTGCGAGAGCACATGCTCATAATTTCAGACATCTATACGCATTAAATCTTAGAGATCAGGGAGTTCCAATTGAAACCCTTGGAGAGCTGCTTGGACATAAGAACCTGAATACAACTAAGATATACACTAGACAGACGAAAAAGGAACTAAAGAAAGTCATTGGGAAGTTATAAGCTTCAAATAAATGTAACTATTAATATTAAAACTGTGGAGGTAATAACAAATGAAAAACTTATCTACGATTCAAAAGAGAGAAAATTTAAATTATATCCTTGTTATGGATGACAAGGGTAATGGTGGAGCTAATCACGCATATGAAATATTAAAGAGAGAATGGGACAAAGATCATGGTGGAAATGAAATTCTTTTAAAGATTCAATTCCAAAATGGAGCTAGGAAACTGGATGATTCAATTCATGGTGTATTAGATTCTGATTTATTAGAGATTGTACGTCATAGATTACAGTGTTTCCAACAGGGTGATTTTGCAACTAGAGAAAATGCATTAGCATTGGCCCATATCGAAGAAGCTTTAATGTGGATGAATCGACGAGTAGAGGACCGTATTGAAAGAAATGTTTTAGGTACCAATAATAAGTAATTATGATATGTCCATACAACGATTCTAAAATTAAATATGTTAAGCAAAATCTGAACAACATAGATGATTTAACAAATAATGTAACCAGTACAGAAGAAATACTTATTCAAGAGCATACACCGATGAAATGTTATGAGAATGAGTGTGGTGTATGGCATGAAGGAAAGTGTAACTATAACAAGTGACCGTAGAGGATTAATAATAGTGAAATTATGAATGATGAGGTATGTAGATCATGCGTAAATAAAGTCGGTTGTGAATATCCATGTATAGCAATGCAAGAACTACAAACATTAATGGAAGAGCAAAGCAAGAAGGATAAAACCATCAAGCTTAGATCATTAATGAAAAAATTGGAGTTTGAAACATCACAGCCTAGCAGAGAAATGAAACATCTGTCCAACAAAATAATTGATCATTATGAAGAGCTGCAGTTTATAAAAGAATACTGCATAACAATAGGATACGTAATGAGCAATGAAAATAAGAAGGGAAGAAAAGTAACGTATGCGGATTGCCTTAAAGTATCCGAGCCATACAAAGCCTATCTTCCCTTTGACTATATCATTACATTTTATGATATTAATACTAGCCATATGAGTGAAAACCAAAAGAAAATACTTATGTTACATGAGCTAAAGCACATTGAGTTAACACCTAAAGGATTAGGATTAAGACCTCATGACATAGAAGACTTTGAAGATATAATCTACAGGTATGGAATTCACTGGAATACAATTGCAGCTGATGTTCCTGACATATTAAAGGAGTGATACCATGAAGGTACCAGATAAAGAACAGAAGCCTTATGAACCTACTCCAATGGAGGTAACTCTTCTAGAGATACTTTTAAATCCTGAAAACAGGATGAAAACTATAACAGATATTTGTAAGGCTGGGAAGTTTTCAAGAGACTTTTACTATAAGACAATGAAAAAGAAAGAGTTTAAGGCATATTATAAGGAAATGACAAAGGAGCTAATACATGAGAGTGTAGGGCCTATTGTAAATGCATTTATTAAAGAAGCCAAGCGTGGATCCTTCCAGCATGGGAAGATACTATTAGAAATGGCTGAAATATATACAGAAAAGACAGAGCTCATTGCAGACCAAAATATAAATGTTACATTCAGCATTCCAAGACCAAAGCCAAAGGGTGATTAAATGGACATAGTAGTCGAATATGAACCTAATGCAAGGCAATGTTGCTTTCATGAAAGTGATGCAACTGAGGCAGTATATGGTGGAGCAAAAGGTGGAGGAAAAACAAAAGGTCTTGTAATGGAAGCTGCAGCTTATGCATTGGAGTATCCCGGTGCAGAAGTATATTTATTCAGAGAGACATATGATGATCTCGAAGCAAACGTTATTAAAGAATGGAAAGAAACAATCCCAAAAGAGTTATATAGTTATCATGAATCAAAACATATTGCTACAATGATAAATGGTACCACTATAAAGTTTAGATATATTCGTAACTTTATTGACGCACAAGGATATCAAGGACGATCAATGGACTTTATAGGTGTTGATGAGCTTACAAAACATGAAGAAAAAAGTATTCAGGTATTACTTTCATGCTTAAGATCTCCAAAGGGATTCCCTCCCAGGTTTAGAGGAACATGCAACCCTGGTGGAATAGGTCATGTATGGGTAAAAGGACGATATATTGAACCAACTGATTATGGTAAAAAGAAAATTGTAGATGAAATTACACTTAATACAATTGAATTCATACCAGCAAAGGTATATGACAACACTGTATTAATGGAAAATGACCCTGCTTATGTAAGAAGACTAGAAAACCTACCTGAAACCCAAAAGAAAGCCTTTTTACATGGAGATTGGGATATATTTGAAGGACAGTTTTTCAATGAGTTTAAGAGAGAACTTCATGTAATAGAACCTTTTATAATTCCATTACATTGGAATAGATACCGAGTATTTGACTATGGTTTGGATATGCTAGCATGTTACTGGATAACGATTGATACGCATGGAAATGCCTATGTCTACAAAGAGCTGCATGAATCCAATTTGATTATTAGTGATGCAAGCAAAAGAATCAATGAAATAAATAACAACGATATTATTAAGTTAACCTATGCACCACCAGACATGTGGAATCGTAGACAAGATACCGGGAAGAGTGCAGCTGATTTATTTAGAGAAAATGGTATCTCTGTCTATAAGTCAGATAACAACCGGGAAAACGGATGGATGTCCGTAAAAGAATGGCTAAGGCCTATTGATAGTTTAGATGAACAGACAGGTGAAGCAATAAGAATATCAAGATTAAAGATATTTAGTAATTGCGTTAATTTGATAAGGTGTTTGCCACAACTACAAGTAGATGAAAAGAATCCTAATGACGTAGCCACAGAGCCACATGAGATAACACATGCGCCTGATGCCCTACGTTATTTTTGTGTGATGCGTACTAGGCCAACTGATAAACCTAAAGAGGAAACAGATGAACCAACTCCACAGGATAAGCACAAATCTTATGTTAAGAAGATTACTGGTGGAAAGATACCAAAAGGTATGACAACATTTAAGAGGTGATGAAATGCAAACAGCAATTATTATACTACTTATAATTAATAACATAACCACAGCACTTATTTTCATATATCTGAGACGAAAGCCTGTTCATGATCATAAGAACAATGACGCTGATAGGTTGAAAGCTCAAAGGCTAAAGCAGGGCTTCGACAATGTATTTAACTACAACAGAGATCAGGCAATAAAGAAGGTGATTAAATAATGGCTGACACAGTAAAAGATTGGGCGTTATACGAGAAGGGTAAAGATTATAACAATAAAATTAAGCCATATAACTATTATGAAACTGTAGATGCTAACTTAAATTTCTATGTTGGAAATCAGTGGCTTAATATTGAGGCAAATGACGCTCCTACTCCAGTATTTAATTACATCAAGAAAATGACTGCATTCTTTGTAGCAGCACTTACAAGTAGTAAGTATAAAATCAGATATATGCCACTACAGTTTAGTGATGATGATAATGACGAGGATACACCAGAAGAAACAACCGCAAAAATGGCAACAGCAGAAGTAGAAAACCTATTCGATAAAATAGGAATGCCGGATAAGATTAGGGCTGCATTATTTGATGCTGCTATCATGGGTGATGCTTGTGCTCACATATATTTTAATTCTAATAAAAAACCATATCGTGGAGCCTATGATAACATTGAAGGCGAGGTATGTTTTGAGTTAGTAGATGGCACAAACGTGTTTTTTGGCAATGCCAATAATCCAAGTACAGACGTACACATACAACCCTATATCGGTATTACTGGAAGGGATATGGTAGAAAATCTTAAAGAAGAAGCGAAAGAGTTTAAAACAACAGATATTGACAGCATTATTACTGATTCTGATAACAATTATCTTGCAGGGGATATGTCGGATGTGGAAATAGAGAGTGATGAATATGGGAAAGCTCTTTATTTTATTATTTACAAATATGATCGCAAAACAAAAACTGTTAAAGTCAGTAAGTGTACTCAAACAGCCTACATCTATAAGGACATAGATACAGGTCTTTCAATATATCCAGTAGCCTGGATGAATTGGGAGAGACAAAAGAACCAATACCATGGCAGAGCATTATGTACTGATATCATGGATAACCAGATATTTATTAACAAACAGTTTGCGATGGTAATGTACAACCTCATGATGACAGCATTTCCGACTCTTATATATGACGCTGATAGAATGGCAGAGCCAACGAATGAAATTGGCATGGCAATAGGTTTGAAAGATATGGCACAAGGTGAAAATGTTGGTAATGTAGCTAAGTATTTAGAACCTGGTAATATGTCGAGCCAAATTGCACAAATTCTCGATCTAGTAATTCAAATAACAAAAGAAACCCTTGGAGCAAATGACGCTTTGATGGGGAGCATAGATCCAACAAAAGCAAGTGGACGCTCTATAATTGCATTAACAGAAAATGCAAAGGTACCTCTATCCAATACAGAGGGTTATGTTAAAGAATGGATCCGTACAATAGGTGATATTCTGATTGATGTAATGGCAGTTAATTACGGATATCGTCCAATCATAAAGCGAGAGGACGGGAAGCAAACGCTTGAGATGTTTGATTTTTCTAAGCTTAAGCAAATGTACTTAACTACAAAAGCGGAAGTCACTAAAAAGTCGTTTTATTCAGAGTATAGTGAGCAAGAAATAATTGACGGATTACTTAAATCCGGATTAATAGAGTTAATGGATTGGGCGAAGCTACAAGAAGATGGAATATTTAGTAAAAAGGATGATCTTATACAACTAATTGAATCAAAAATATCTGATATGGAAGCTAAGGACCAGCAAAAAACATTTATGTATGAAATGATGGCAAAATTTGTTGAGTCACAACCACCAGAGGTTCAGGCACAATTACAAGCACTGCAAAAAGATAATCCAGAACAATTTGAACAGCAGGTTATGCAAATGATGACAGCACTCTAATGAGTGTTATTTTTATGCCCTAAGCATGGCGTTAAAAGGCATCGCTAAACCATAAGCGAGAGGAGATTATAACATGAACGATGAAAGTACAATGGATGAGGACATGATCCTACCAGATGACTATGTAGAAGAAACCACCATAGACACTACAGAGGAATCAGAGAATGCAACAGAAGAACCTGAACAGGAAGAAGAAACCGCTGAACCTGATGAGGAAGCAGAAGTTGATGAAGTGAATGAAGACGATAATGAAAAACCCAAAGAAGAACCCAAAAAGTTAAAGGTTAAATACCTTCACGAAGAAAAGTATTTAACAGAAGATGAAGCCATTCCGCTGATCCAAAAGGGTATGAATCACGACCGCTTACAAGAGCAACTTAATGCCTTAAAAAGTGACCCGAGGTTAACTCTGTTTGATACATTGGCCAAAGAAAACGGAATGACAGGTGATCAGTATCTTCAAGTGCTAAATGACAACATTAAAAATAATAAAATACAGGTCCTTGCAGAAGAAAAAGGCATTGATTTTGACATTGCTAAGGAATTATACGAGGCAAAAGAAGCTGCTAAACCAAAGCCTAAAACGCAACTGCAAATTGAAGAAGAAACAAGGCAAGAAAAAATCAACAGAGAAAATGAAGAGTTTCTTGCTCATTATCCTAATATAAAGGCTGAGGAAATTGAAAAAGAAGTATGGGAAATGGTTAAGTCCGGTGACAGCCTTTTAACAGCGTACATAAAAAATGAAAACAATAAATTAAACGAGAGGATTAAGATCCTTGAACAAAACAAAACCAACAAACAGAAAGCACCGGTAAAAGGTGTCACAGCTCATGGTAGTCAAGAAATAGCTGCAGAAGATGATTTTTTACAGGGCTTTAATTCTATCGAATAAAGGAGATATAAATTATGGCAATTAATTTAGCATCAAAATACAGTAACAAAGTTGATGAGAGGTTTGCCCTTGATTCATTCACAGAAGGTATCGGATTAAATAAAGAATATGATTGGACAGGCGTTTCAACAGTTACAGTTTATAATGTGGATACTGCACCTATGAACAATTATGTAAGAACAGGTGCTTCACGATATGGTGTTGCTGCAGAACTTGGAGACGCAAAAAAAGATTATACTGTATCAAAAGACAGATCCTTCACATACACCATTGATCGCGGAAATCATGGTGAACAAATGATGATCAAAATGGCTGGAAAATCTTTGGCTAGACAAATCAAAGAAGTAGTTGTTCCTGAAGTTGACACCTACAGAATTAGTGTTTGGTCAGCATCGGCAATAGCAAATGGTAAAACAGCTACAGCAGCAATAACAGCTTCAAACGCATATGTAAAGTTCTTAGATGCACAAGAGGCTCTTGATGAAGCTAAGGTTCCTGTAACAGGAAGAATCTGTTTTGTAACACCTAAATACCATAACTTTTTGAAACAAGACTCATCGTTTATTAAAACATCTGACATGGCTCAAAAAATGTTAATTAACGGGCAAGTTGGAGAAGTTGATAATGTTAGGATCATTAAATTACCATCATCATATTTCCCAGCTAACCATGCGTTTATTTTAATGCATCCTTCATGTTCAGCTGCACCTAAGAAACTAGAAGATTATAAGACACATGATAATCCTCCAGGAGTAAGCGGTTGGTTAATAGAAGGTAGAGAAATCTACGATTGTTTCGTACTTGACGCTAAAAAAGATGCATTATATGCACATAAGATTGCATAATTTGATATAGCATTAAAGAAAACATAAAGTAAGTAACTGCAACTCACCATGGGGCAGGGGATTAATCCTCTGTCCCTTATTTTAATATTCAGGAGGTATATGATATGGCATATCCAGTAGTATCAACAGCAACCGTAAATGCGGTAACAACAGGTTTGGTAACTTCATTTGGAGTGACACAAGACAAGTTGTCAATTTTAAATAATGGTGCCGGAGATGTAATTATTGAAGTAGGAGGATTAACAGGATTAGTAGTACATCCAGGTGATACGCAAACGTGGGATATTCAATACAGTTCATTTAAAGCAACAGGCGTTGGAGCAACAAGATCTATTACATATACGGCAACGGAAACAGGTTCAGATGTTGTTACAAGAAGTGAAGCAACTGCAGATAAAGTAAAGCCAGTAGTAGCGGTAACAGATGCAGCAAATACTTTAACAGCTGCTCAACTTGTAGCAAACTCAATCTTTGTTCAAACACCAACAGCAGCAAGAGCATTAACAACAGGCACAGGTGCAGAGATTATTGCAGCAATGCCACAATATAGCGTAGGTTCAACATTTGAGTTTACTATTGTTAATCTAGCAGCAAATACTCATGTGGCTACATTGACCGCAGCAGCAAGTGGAGTTACTTTAGTAGGTTCAGCAGCAGTAGCAGCAGCGTCAAGCGCAACATTTATTGGCAGAATTGCAGCTGCAGATGCAGTTGTAATTTACAGAAAATAAGATAAAGGGGGGGTTATCCCCCCTTTACTTAAGGAGGTATAAGTATGGTATTTAATGGCGTAGAAGATGTTGTGTTTCATGATGAGGCAACAGTAGCTTCAAACGGAGATCCTCTTTTAGTTGGAGCATATAAGACATTAACAATAGAGATATTTGGAACATCTACCGGAAGAACAGTGTCATTTTATTCAAAAGGCCCAAGTGGAGCACTAGTACCTTTATTAGGAACACGAATAAGTGCAGCACCGGTATTAATGGCAGTAAGCACAACAGGTACAGGAGAAACATGGCAATTTGATATTACAGGCCTAGAATATGTAATTATGGATTTAACCGCAATCACTGATAATAATGTAAGTATAAAGGGAAGGGCGGTGTCTTAATATGATAGACGTAACTGCTCGTGGAATGGCCAGTGAAACCCAAAGTAAAGTTGATTATGTAGTTAGTATTAAAGTCTATCTAGCAATATTTGGTGCAAAAGGTGATGGAGTCACTAACGACACCCAAAAGATTTTAGATGCTATGGCATACGCTGTGGCTAACGGAATTGCTACTATAAAATTCCCTGGAAAGACTTATTTAATAACTCCAGGGGCAATTACTATACCAGATGGTATGATATGGGAAGGATCCTGGGGAACAAAAATTATAACTAAAGAGATAGCTCCTTACCATAGAATGATAAAGATTGCCGAAGGTGCAAGAGGAATCAGGATCAGTAGAATAACCTTTGATCAATGGGGTGATGGTGATTTTCTACCAACCAACGACGGAAATAAAGGTTGTCATATGTTATGGGCACCTAATTGTTATGATATTGAATTTGACCACTGTACTTTTTACTTATATGGTATCACTGCTATTATCACCAATCCTTTTGATGGGTATGGTGATGAAGTAACGATGAAATATTGTAGAGGATATTTCAAACGAAATGTAAATACAGTGTATGATGTATCCGTATTTAATCTCGATGCCATGAAGGTGCTTTATCATCGCAATGAAGTTATTGCGGTTAAGAGAGAAGGTATTTCTAATTGGATGCCAGAGACCGCTGTAGAGATTCACTCTCCAAAATGTAGAATTACCGATAACGACTCTACACGATGTAAAAATGGAGTTCTACATGTACAATGGCCTACTTTGTATGCTAAATATGATACTGAGCATAGAGGAAAAGTTGTTATATCTAAAAACAATGCTTATAAGGGGTTAATTGGTGTATCCCTGTGGGGAGCACATAAACAACCCGGTGTAATTACAAGAAATGTAGAAATTTCTAAAAACTATACTCAATCTCATCTTGGCGGTGGTGGATTTAAACCAGGTAGTGCTATTGAACTACGAGATGGATTAGACTATGATGCTAGCTACTTTAGAGACATAAAAGTATTAGACAATATAGTTGAGTTTACATACACAAAATATGTATCACTGGCTAATCAGATAACTTTTGGTACTAACTTCATAGCTACAACAGGTGACGATTTCAAAGACCTGATGGCTGGCGATTATGTGTTAATAGCCGGGTGTACTGTTAATGCAGGAAACAATAAGTCCGGAATTTATATTACTGCTGTTGAACCGAAGAAATTGTATTTTGCAGCCGGATCATTCACTGCAGGAGCTGAAACTGCTGCAATCACCGTGAGAATTAATTATGCTGACGTTATGGCTTCTTCGCTAGACCCATTATACTGTGGGGCAATCCTTGGTGTTACTAACAATTCCATTGAAGATATGGAGATTAGTGGTAATACAGTAAAAGGATGGCCTTGGGCTGCTGTAGATCTTAGAGCATTACAGGTAAGGGGAACGAATCAGCATAAGCGAATTGATATTTATAAAAATAGATTTATAGATTGCGCGTGGTCTGCACCTTCTGGTACTGGTGTAATCTGGCAAGGGGATATCTGTCTTGAGGACTGTGCAGACGTTGATATCCAGTGGAATGACTTTATTAAGGGTGGCGTTCTAAATAAAACTCCATTGAAATTAATCTCCATGGGAGATCACGGAATGGGCACGGTTAAGTTCTTAAACAACAAAGTAAGTAGTTTAACTGCTCGTGAAGCAGAATATGAGAGTTTGCCAATATTCCAGACACTAATAACAGACGTAGCTGAGTTTTTATCTTTAGGTTGTAAGTCTGATATTAAAGATTCAGGACCGGGCACACCTTTACCCGCATCCACTGGAACAATAGCAGTAACGATGGATGGGTCCATTAAAACGTTAACTCCAACTGGGGCATGTACTTTAAATGCATCCGCAGGCAAACAAGGGCAAGAGTGTACTTTTGTTATCACTACATCCGGGACTACATCTTTTAACATTACATTCAATACAAATTTTAAAGCCAATGGCGTGCTTGCTACTGGCACGACAACAGCTAAGACATTTATCTTTAAGTATATATATGTCGGTACAACTTGGATAGAGATATCAAGAACTGTAGCATTGTAGGGGGTGAAGAAATGACAGGTACAGAAGTATTTAATTTGACAATGGGCTTGATTGATTCGGTATCAAAAACTGGAGTGATTGAGCCTTCTGATTATTTAGGAAAGACACTATTATTATTAACCGTTATTGTATCTGAAATAGCACATCTTGAAGGTATTGCAGACACTGATGATATTATTACTGACCTATCACAAGAACTTATTATTTCCGATAAGGCGTGTAAATTGGTTGCGCCTTTCGGATTAGCAACTCAATTTATGTTAGCTGATAAAGATGATTCCTACCCATATTTTAGAGATAGGTATGAACAGCTTAAAAAGAAGATAAGAAAGCCAGCAGTAGCAGTTGCAATTATTGATGTGTATGGTGGTGATGAAGTATGATAATAGATAAGTTTCTAGGTGTTAGATACTCATTAACAGGTGATACTGCATTAGCATTAGGAGAATTTTCAGACTGTAAAAACATAAGCATTACAAGTGATTACAAGGCCAGAAAGCGTGGTGGATATAAAAGCATAGGCATAAATCTACCTGGATCCATAAGAGGTCAATGGAGTGGCTTAATTGGTGGCATTCAATTTGATATATTTGCAGTAGGCGGTCATGTATATAAAAGAACATTAGGGGTTGCAACGGATTTAGGAGAATTAACCGATGCACCCACGATGTTTTTTTATTTTGGTGTAAAACTGTATATCGTAAACGGTTATGAGTATAAGTCATTTGATGGTGCCAATTTGGTTGATGTAGTTGGTTATATACCTAAGATTGCCATTAGCACAAAACCGACTGGCGGTGGAGATGATCACGAGGGTATTAATCTGTTAACAGGTAAAAAACATCAGACATTTAGATCAGACGGAACTGTAAAGGTATATACTTTGCGAGAACAAGCTATAACTTCGGTTGATTCAGTATACTTGAATGGCGTTTTGAAAACTGTTACAACAGATTATACGGTTGATTTAGTCACTGGAAAAGTAACATTTGTCTTGCAACCACCAAATTGGGAAGGTGCAGAAGATGATGTTGATATCTATTGGACAAAGGGAGCTGGTTCTCGTTCGGAAGTATTAGGATACACAAAGGTAATGCTATATGGTGGAAAGAATGACACAAGAGTATTCCTATATGGTAATGGAACTAATAAGATGCACTTTTCAGCATTAGCAAATGGAATACCGAGCGCAGAATATTTTCCAGCATTAAATTATTCCAGCGTAGGAAGTACAGAATTTCATATAACAGATGTTCAAAAACAATATGATCGACAAATCATTTTTACAACACAGGGCGCTTATTATTCTGTTTATGATTATGATGAAACATTGATGGAAGCAAGTTTGCCAATATATCCGTTAAATGATGTAATAGGCAACATACCCATAGGTCAAGGCCAGACAATTGAGAATAATCCATTTACTATTACAACAGGGGTTTATAAATGGGTATCTACCAATGTTCGAGATGAAAGAAATGCAGTATTCATGAGTGAGCGAGTACAACCATTACTAGATGAATTAGACTTATCATATGCAATTACTTATGATTACGAAGATCAGGGCGAGCACTGGTTATGTATAGGAAAAAAGATCTTTATATATAACTATCTCAACGACACCTGGTACATATATGAATTAGCGCATACACCAACGTCATTTATAACAATAGATGGCGTTTTGTTTATGGGTACAAATGATGGAAAGATAATGGAATGGTCTAAATATAACATAAATAGTATTCCTGAATACCTAACAGATG